GGGAGCATGCTTAGCGCTGTTAGCGCGATTAGTTGCAATAATGATAAAGCCCTTGGAAGCATTATTGCGGAAGCTTACCAAAAAGTAGGTAAGGATGGTGTCGTACTTATGGAGGAAGGTGACACCGATGAAACGCATGTGGAGTTAGTTGACGGGGTGCAGTTTGATTGCGGGCTTACGTCGCCGCACTTCGTCACTAACACTGATAAGCATTTAGCTGAGCTAGATAATCCATATGTACTTATAGTATCTAGCGAGATACCTAACGTACGTAAAATACAAGGAGTACTAGAGCACGTTATAAAGAAGGGCCGCGCCCTCCTTATTATAGCTCCTGTAGCTCAAGGCGTTAAGTCTGCGCTTATGATGAACAAGGTAAAAGGCAATATTAAAGTTAATATAGTTGACTTACCTGGCTTTGGCCCCACTAAGCAGGATGCTACAGAAGATTTAGCCATTATGACAGGTGCTACTGTTATTAACGAAGAGCTAGGTGATGACCTAGATCTTATTACACCGGAATACCTTGGAGAAGCAGAATACTCTGTAACTAACGACAAGAATACTGTTATTACTTTAGACGGTGTAACTAAGGAAATACAAGAACGCATAGACTCTGTAACAAAGAAAATATCTGAAGAACAGAACGGATATATTAAAAAGAAGCTAGAAGAGAGGTTGGCTATGCTATCAGGTTCTGTAGGTATTGTAAAAGTAGGTGCAGGCTCTAAGGTAGAGCTTAAAGAAAAGAAAGATAGGGTTGAAGATGCTATCTACGCTACTAAGGCTGCATTACGCGAAGGTATTATCCCCGGTGGAGGTTCTGCATTATATTGGGCATCCCAAAAAATTTCTCCCGCTAACGCGGGTGAGGAAGTGCTGCTTGAGGCTATCAAAGCTCCAATGGCTACTATCTTAGATAATGCTGGTCTTACAGACACTAAGTGTGAAGGAGACGATTATTGCGGTATAGATGTTATATCTGGTGAATGTACTGATATGATTGAAGCAGGAGTAGTAGATCCAGTACTTGTAACTAAGTCCGCGCTTAAAAACGCTGTATCAGTAGTATCGACTATTATATCAGCAGATTGTGTAATTTCAAACGCTAGAGCAGATGAGAGCAATCAATGATTATATAGTAGTAGACGTAGAGAAAGTAGGGCCTAAGAAAGTTGGCGGCTTACTTCTCACTGAAGAACTAGACGAAAACAATAGGTATGTAAAAGCTACGATTATCTCCACAGGTAACCTAGTTGAAGGCCTAAAGGATAAAGACATTATATATTACGACAAACATGCTGGACACGGTATAACTTGGGCAAATACTATGTACTATGTGATTCGAGCAAGAGATGTAGTGTTGGTTGAGTAACTACCTCGCTAAACGTGTGATATATATAATAGACAATACCGTTACAACCCGACGGTATTAAATAAATAATTTATAAACAAACAAAAACTTTAAAAAATGGGAAGAGTATTTTTTAACACAAGAGAAAACATTCATGCTTTAAACGCAGCATACACTGTTTTACAAAGCGATTCAGGTAAAATTTTTATGGTGTCAAACTCATCGGGAGGCGCTTACGAAATTACATTACCTGTAGCTGCTGATTTAGAAGAAGGCTGGAACTGCAAGTTCGTAATAAAAGAAGAGACTCCAGGTCACGCTGTAACAATAGCTGCTGGTAGTGCTATACTTGACGGGGTTCAAAAGGACGCTGGCGGTGATGCTGCTAATTCTACAGCTGGTACTGCTGTTTCAAATTTAGTTATTGGAACAACAGCTCAACAGGGCGATGTTATCAATTTATTCACTGATGGATCAACTTACTACTTTGAGTGTCTATCAGGTATAAACAACGCTATTACTACGTCGTAAACGACTTAGTTTAACAAATAACTTATTAATATCACGCTATCAATACAGGTAGCGTGGTATTAACTAACCTAAACCTTAAATCATAAACCTTAAACGGTAAATCAATAAACAATTAATAATTAAAAAACAAGAAAAAATGGAAAATCCAATGTTAATTTTTGTCGACGGAGCTGATGATGCGGCTATGTTTCCACTTAATAGATTAGTTGCTACAACTATAGCTAGTGATGCAACTCTCTTGATGCACTTTGAGTCAAATATCAATGACGCAAGTGAGCAGGATTTAGTAACTATCACGTGCACGTCTGATAAAGAACTACAGGTAATGAAGTCTATTGCGGTGGCAATTAACGCGGCTAAACGTAACAATTCAGAAGGTTACGTTGTTATAGCTGACGATGTTAACTCTACTTATGTAGATTCAGCTATTACTGGTATCGATTACACACTTGACTCATAATACATGAGATTAACAGCGCAAGATTTGCGTGATATGAATATCCTTAAGTACTACAGGCTCACGCGTAAGTGGGCCTGTAAGACTTATGGATTAACTGATGCTGATCTAGAACTACTTATATATCTAGATCATAAGGGTAGATTTACCCGAAACGAATTTATCGAGGGTGCTTACACATATTCTTGGGATAAGAAAAGGTGGGAGAAACTCCGATCAGCTGGGTGGATAGAAGTTTGGCGACATAGGAATAGAACGAGTATTAAGTACTCTATATTCAAAACTTCATTCAAATGTTCTCAGCTAGTTAGTAGGATATACCGCATCCTACTAGGCGAAGAAGATATGCCAACTTCTGAGCGAAGTATTTTTTACAATAACAAATCATATACAGACAAAGTTTACAATAAAGCAATAGATGATATGATTAAAGATAAAGATAGGTAATGGCGTTTAAGCTCAACAGATATAAACCTCTTCCTGGTATTGCTCGTAACGGCAAACTTCAAAAGCAACACAAGTTCAAGGTTAAGCGTAAAGATCTTGAAGATGGTGTTTTAGGTGAAGCCAAGATGGACGGTAGTATTGAAGTAGATAAGAGCGTAGAACCAGGAAGTGAGTTAGATAAAAGAATACAACGCCATGAAGCTGTGCATGCTAAAGAAATGAAATCTGGCAGAATAGCTTATGGAGATGATTGGGTTAGAAGTGACGGTAAAACTTATCCTAGAAAAGACGGGATGATAAAGTATAATGGCGAGTGGAAACCAGAGGGAGATTCATCTTTTCCTTGGGAGAAGCGAGCTCAAAAAGCAGAGTAATGTTTGAAATATTTAAAGATAATAACGAATGGAACGAAAAAGCAATAGTGGGCTTTGTAGCCTTTGCCCTTATGGTGGTAGTGATGCTTGTGGATACTGTATCTGGGGCCGTAGGTAAAGATTTAATCATTAATGAATTTGTGTACAACTCTTTTGTTTGGGTGGTTCTAGGATCATTCGGTATTAGTGGTGTAGAAAAGTTTGCGAAATGAATTTCCTAACTAATATATTCTCTGGAGGCGCAGCCGATCTTGTCGAAGGCGTAGGTGGAGTATTAGACAACCTCACTACGTCGAAGGAAGAAAAGCTTGAAGCCCAAAGAAAAATAAAAGAATTAGTAGCCAACTATGAAGTTGAGATGGAAAAGAATATTACATCTCGATGGGAGGCGGACCTTAAGTCTGACTCATGGCTTTCAAAGAACGTAAGGCCATTAACCCTTGTGTTCTTAATAGTATGCACGATGCTATTGATATTCATTGATGCTGGTGCAATCAATTTTAACGTGAAGGATTCATACGTGGATCTTCTTCAATTAGTATTAATAACAGTGATCGGTGCATACTTCGGTGGTAGATCACTAGAAAAAGTAAAAAAATAAAATTATGGGACAAAACTCAACAGAAGTCGCTTATGGCTTCGGGCAATTAGGTAGTGCTTTTACAAACCTAGCTAAACCTATTTACCCACCTAAAGACCATGTTATCGTAGCGATACAATGCTTAGCTGACACTACGTTTTCTGAGTTAGAAACAGAGACTTTAGATACAATAGGTCCTCAGTTTCCAACACATCAAGACGACGTATTGAAAGGAGCCGGTGGACCCGACGCTAACTTTACAGGTACAACTTGGGCTGCTGTTACAGGTGCTGGTACGGTTGCAACAGGTGTAATTCCTATTGCAGATGTCGTAGCGAATAACGAAATTAAACCAGGGCAAATAGTTCTTATTACTACTGGTTCTGATGAAGATGGAAATGATATAGACGATGGTCTTACTGAAGACACTGCCGCTGGACATATAACACCTATATATCAAGGGCCAAACATGCATTATATGGAAGTAGTTAGTCTTAGTGGTGGTACTTATGGAACTAGTTTAGTTGTAAAAGAAGTTGGTGCGCCTATATCAGGAGCAGGAATAGCTGAAATTGATCATCTTGATGCTAATAATACTTTATATTTTCTAGACTCGTATCATGCTGCTGGTGGTACAACGGTAGAAGGCTTTACGTTTCCAAAAGGTATTACGATATATGGAAGATGGTCTAAGGTAAAACCTTCCGCTACAGGTGTCATATGCTACTTCGGTAAGTAATGTTAGGATTAAGTAGTGGAATAACATCATCAGCACCAAGTAGTCGTGTACTTATAGAAACATATACAGCGGATTGGTCTTCAGGTGCCGATGGGTGGACAGATTATTCTGGAAATGATGCTAATGTCACACTCACTGGTAATATAGATGATCCGACCGGAGGTGATAAAACCAATTGTTTGAGAGTTCGGTTTAACGCTAACGAAACAGGTACCGCTGGATTCTCAAAGAGTAACGCTTTTTCAGCACAAATACGGCCAGGCGACTATGTGGAAATAACGTGTAATATATATATAGAAAGCGAGTATGACTCAACTGGTGATGGCTCTAATGATAAAACGGATATGTGGGATGGTTCGGACGTTGTTTACACCGGTGTCCAGATGGTAGGCAGCATAGCTGATTTTCTTAATATTGCACAAGACGAGTGGGTGGCTGTTTCAACACCTTCTATAAATAACGATAGCGATCTTGCAGTAACTGCATCAGATTTTATGATGATTTATTTTACCAATTCAAACGATAGACCTAAAGACGGTGCTAGAGTTTACGTACATAACTTCGTAGCGAAATTATATAGATCACAACTATTTACATAAACAATAAACAATTTTAATTTAATTTAATTATGGGAAAAAAGAAAAAAGAAAAGGTCGTAGACCTAAAGCCAGAGAAGATCTCTGAAGAAGAACTAAAAGAACTTCAACAAGTAGTTACTGCATTAAATAAACTTCAATTTGATATTGGTCAACTAGAGGCGCAGAAACATAACGCATTACATACCGTGTTTCAGGGTAATGAGAAACTTAGCGAGCTTCAAAACCAATTTAAAAACGTATATGGCACCAACGATATTAACATACAAACAGGTGCTATAAATTACAAGAAAGATGAGCCATCTGATTCGTAAGATCACGATAGGTAAAGACTATAAGAATGACGCCATGCACTATGCCGTTGGGCAAGAAGTGTATGGTGGTCATACTATTTGTGACATACTAGAGGAAGAAGATAAGTACTCTATTTATATTCGTAAAGAAAAAGCGGTCATACCTTGGAAAGATTTTAATAAGAATATGGCTATATCTGTAGAATATAATCTAGAGTATTGATGCAGTCGCTTTACAACTTTATTGTAGAGCCTATAGGTGAAAGATATAATAATACCACTAAAGTAGGTGATAAAGAACTAATACTCAATACAGATGTATTTAATCATCATCACGTAAACAGACTTGCTAAAGTTATATCTATACCAAAGTTAGGTGATACTGAAATACAAGTTGGTGACATTGTTATAGTGCACTTCAACGTGTTTAGGCGATGGCACGACGTAAAGGGTAGAGAGCGTAACAGCAGGTCATATTACGAAGAAAATAAATACTTTGTAAATGATGATCAAATATTTTTGTACAAACGTGGCAAAGAGTGGGTATGCCCTCAAGGTTATTGTTTTGTGCAACCTATTAAGGACAATAGCAAACTAAGTGTTGATACTGAACAACCTTTAATTGGTATTGTAAAGCATACTGACGGCATAGCAGAGCTAGACTCTCTTGTGGGTTTTAGGCCTAACATAGAGTGTGAGTTCGTAATTGATGGCAAGAGGTTATACCGAATACCATCGCAATTTATTACAATTAAATATGAATATCAAGGAGACGAAGAAGAGTATAATCCAAGCTGGGCACAGAGCGGTTGAGGAATTAATCAAGGTGGCTAAAGAAGCTATTGTTGATTCGGATGATGATATATCAGCTGATAGACTTAAAAATGCCGCTGCCACAAAAAAGCTTGCTATCTTCGACGCCTTCGAGATATTAAACAGAATCCAAGAAGAAGAAAATCTTTTAGAAGGTAAGGCGCCTGAAGAAGAGAAGAAAAAAGTATTCAAGGGTTTTGCTGAGGGTAGATCTAAATAATGTACGAACAGACTTTATATAAGATAGTTGAACCTATAAAGAAAACTACTCTTACCAGACTTAATAGAGGTAAGAAGTGGAAATACGGTTATAATAAAGAGCACGATCTAGTTGTTCTTTCACATAACGGAGTTATAGGTGATATATACGATATACAAGGTTTAAAAATAGCTTTACCTAAGGCGCCGAAAGACGTATTTAAACACGAGAAAAATAAGTGGGTTAAACAAGAGTATCCTAAAGAATTATCTCGTATTAAAAACATATTCGACTGGAGAGCATATCCAGACGAGCAGAAAGAAAAATGGCACGACTATATTGACGAAGAGTTCAAGCGTAGAGAGGAAGGATTCTGGTTCACTAATAACGGAGTGCCAACATACATAACAGGTACACACTATATGTATCTGCAATGGAGCAAGATTGACGTTGGAGCTCCAGACTTTAGAGAGGCAAACAGACTATTCTTTATATTTTGGGAAGCCTGTAAAGCTGATAAGAGATGCTATGGGATGTGCTACCTTAAAAACCGTCGTTCAGGTTTCT